TATGACAAAACCTGTATCTAGAACACAATTTAAAAACTATTGCTTACGCCGTCTTGGCTCACCAGTTCTACAAATCAATTTAGATGATGACCAGATAGATGATCGAATTGATGATGCTTTGCAATTTTTTAATGATTACCATTTCGATGGCGTTGAAAAAATGTTTTTAAAACATCAAATTACTCAAGATGACATTGATAGAAAATGGATTTATTGTCCAGATACCGTTTCGTTTGTAACAGGTATATTTCCATTTGATGATTCAAATTCATCAATTAATATGTTTGATTTGCGTTATCAGTTACGTTTACATGACCTCTATGATTTTACTTCAGTGTCGTATGTATCGTATGAAATTACCATGCAACACATTCGGTCATTAAACCTATTATTTTCAGGTACTCCACAGTTTCGTTTTAATCGTAAATTAAATAAAATATTCCTTGACATTGATTGGTCACAAGATTTATTGATTGGCGACTATGTTATTGTTGAATGTTATCGTGCTTTAACGCCAGATTCAACAACGTTAACAGGTACAGTTACCACTACAACATCATCAACCACGGTAACTGGAACAGGCACAATTTTTGACCAAGAAATTTTAGAAAATGATATAATTAATATTGCCGGTCAAGAAGTGCAAATAAACAAAATTTTTTCGCCAACTATACTTACTTTAGTTAATCCTGTAACTACAAATGTTGCAAATGGTACAATCACAGTAACAGGCACCTCTGATGTTTGGGACGACCGTTTTTTAAAGAAATATGCTACAGCTTTATTGAAGCAACAATGGGGAACAAATCTTAAAAAGTTTGGTGGTATTATGATGCCTGGTGGTGTAACACTTAATGGTAAAGAAATTTGGGACGAAGCCACACAAGAAATTAAAGAAGTGGAAGAAGATATATTTCAATTTAACAGCTTGCCAAGCGAAATAGTATCAGGTTAAAATAAATGGCAAAAAAGAAAATTAGCTAAATTGGCAGGAGTTTAAAATTAGCACTAATGTTTATTTTAATAATTATCCAACAAGCCAAATAACTTCTGAGCAATTGCTTGTAGAAGATTTGGTTATTGAAGCCATGCAAATTTATGGTATGGATGTTTTTTATCTTCCAAGAACAACTCGTGACGAAATAGATTATCTATTTGGTGAAGATACACTTAAGCAATATGTAAGTGCTCATCCAATTGAAATGTATTTGGAAAATGTTACTGGCATGGATGGTGAACAAGACTTTATTTCTAAATTTGGTTTAGAAATTCGAGATGAGATTAGAATGTTAGTTTCTCGCCGTAGATTTGCCGCTACAATTAATCAAATTAGACCAAATGAAGGTGATTTGATTTACATTCCGTTAGTTAAAAACTTTTTTGAAATTACATTTGTTGAACATGAAAACGATCAAGCAATGTTTTATACTTTAGGTCGTGGTCGTGGTGGCAATGTTTATGTTTATGGTTTAAAGATGAAACAGTACGTATTTTCAAACGAAGTCGTTCAAGTTGGTATTTCAGAAATTGACGAACAAATTCGTAATTATTACCCAAGAACAAATATTTCTCTCATATCTGGTACAGGTAAATTTATTAACGATGAAATTATTTATCAGGGTGCTAATTTGGCCTCTGCAACGGTACAAGGCTTGGTTTACGATTTTACACCAAATTCTGCAATAAGTGTTTATAGAACAAAAGGCACTTTTATTGCTGGTCAAGTTAAAGGTAACACAAGCGGTGCAATTTGGTCTTCTAATACTGGTGATGATCTAACACCATACAATACCGTATTTGAAGATATTGTTGATAACAAGAGAATTCAAACTGAAGGTGATTCTATTATTGATTTCACCGAAGTAAATCCGTTTGGTGAACCATAAAAATGTTAGGTCAAGCACAATTTTATAATCGTTCAATTCGTAAAATAGTAGTGGCTTTTGGCACACTATTTAATGACATTCAACTTCAAAGATACTCTAAAGATGGCGTTACAAAATACGAACTCTTTAAAGTACCTTTATCATATGGCCCAAAAGAAAGATTTTTAACACGAATAACATCTGATCCAACATTAACGAAATCGATTAGTGTTGTTGTGCCTCGTATTTCATTTGAACTTACGGGCATGTCATATGATCCAAGTCGTAAGCAACAATCACTATTACAAAATTTTGCTAAAAATGTTGATGGCGGCTTAAATATACAATATGCACCTGTACCATATGACTTTAGTTTTTCAATGACAATTTATGTAAGAAATACAGAAGATGGCACACAAATTGTAGAACAAATTATACCATTCTTTAAACCTGATTTTACTGTATCAGTTGATATGATTCCTGACATGAATCAAAAATATGATATGCCAGTTATACTTAACTCTGTAAATACAACTATTGATTATGAAGGCGGTCTTACTGACGACACAACTCGTTTAATTCTTTGGGATTTAGAGTTTACCGTTAAAAGTTATTTGTGGCCCGCCGTTAGAGAAAATATAAAGGGTCTTATTGGTGCTGCATACGCAAACACATCTGCACAAGGTAACGTATCATATGGTTTTGTTGAAACAAACATTTATATTGATCAACAAAATCGAGATGCGCAAAAAGTTTATGTTGATTATGCCAATGGTAATAATTATTTTGTTACTGCGGAAACAATTCGTGTTGACCGATCAAATACAAATGAAATTACGGGCAAAGTAGTTTATTTTAGTAATACAATAACAGGAACGTTGATTGTAGGTGAGCTAAATACCTTGTTACAAGCAAATGATGTGGTTGTGGGAGATTATTCTGGTGCTGAATATACAGTTACTTCAGTAGATATCTCACCACTTAAAGCAATATCAATTGTAACCAGAGCTGTTCCGGCCAACACAGCTCCTGATGATAATTTTGGTTTCTCTGATACAATCACCGAATGGCCAAATACCTTATTATGAAAAAATTAAATGAAAAACTATCCGAAACATTAGAAATCAAACCAATTGAGTTAGTTACTTCAAATGAAATTGTTGAGGTAAAAAATACAATTGAAGATGATGCTGAGTTTGCACGACAAAATCTTCGTAATCTAATTGAAAAAGGTAACGAGGCAGCAGACCATATTATTGCGGTTGCCAAACAATCTGACCATCCAAGAGCATTTGAAGTCGTGGCTGGTATGTTAAAAAATTTGGCAGATATGAATAAAGATTTATTAGAGGTTCAAAAACGAAAACAAGATTTGCAGCCAAAACCAGTTGAAACCAAAGGTACCATCAATGTGGATAAAGCAGTTTTTGTTGGTTCTACTACTGAATTAATTAAACAATTACGGGAAAATAAATAAACTACTATGGAAACATTACAAGAAATAATGAAAAAAGTCCTTGCAGATACTTTTGCTTTGTATCTGAAGGCACACAACTACCATTGGAATGTAGAAGGTTCAAACTTTCCACAATATCACGAATTTTTTGGTAATCTTTATCAAGAACTGCATAACGCAGTTGATCCCATTGCAGAAGAAATTCGTGCCTTGGATGCTTATGCGCCAGGTTCTTTTACTCGTTTCATGGAACTTACAGAGATTGAAGATGAAGTATATGTACCTGCTGATGTTGAAATGGCTCGCCGTTTAATGATTGACAACGAAACAGTTTTAACAACATTAAATGTAGCATTTAAACTAGCAGACACAATGGACAAACAAGGTCTTGCTGATTTTTTAGCAAATCGAATTGATGTTCACAATAAACATGGATGGATGCTTCGAAGTGTTATAAAATGAATGATGGATATCTTGGTAATCAAAACTTAAAAAAAGTTGGCGTTGAATTATCTTTTACTGAAGAGCAGTTAACAGAAATAGTCAAATGCACCGATGACCCGGTGTATTTTATTCGAAAGTATGTAAAGATTGTTAATGTGGACTTAGGTTTAGTTCCATTTAACATGTGGTCTTTCCAAGAAGAAATGGTTCGTGATTTTCACACGAATCGTTTTTCTATATGTAAAATGCCGCGCCAAGTTGGTAAAACTACTACAACAGTTGGTTATATGTTGTGGTCAGTTCTCTTTCAACCAGATTACACAGTTGGTATCCTTGCAAACAAAGGTTCTCTTGCTCGAGAGATTCTTGGTCGTATTCAAAAAGCCTACGAATATCTTCCACTTTGGTTGCAACAAGGTATCATAGTTTGGAATAAAGGTAATATTGAACTTGAAAACGGCTCAAAGATTTATGCGTATGCAACATCTGCAGCCGGTGTTCGTGGTGGTACCTATAATTTAATTTTTTTAGATGAATTCGCTTTCGTGCCTCATAATATGGCACAAGAGTTTTTTACCTCAACATATCCTGTGATATCTTCTGGTAAAACATCAAAAGTTATTATTGTTTCTACACCAAATGGCCTCAATCTGTTCTACAAAATGTGGACAGATGCCATTGAAAAACGCAGTCTTTATAAACCAATTGAAATTCATTGGTCTATAGTACCAGGTCGTGATGCTAAGTGGAAAGAAGAAACAATACGAAATACTTCAGAAGAACAATTTAGGCAAGAATTTGAATGTGTTGATGGCGATACTATTGTAGAAATATTAGATACAAAAACAAATGAAGAATATAGGGTTAGAATAAAAGATTTATATGAATTAATTTGATTCTGAATTATATGGCGTTTCGGACCAATATATTTATAGAATCATAACAAGAAAGTCTAAAGTTGTTTAATAAAAATACAAGATATCAAATAAAAACACCAACTGGTTATAAGCATTTTGAGGGTGTGCAAAAAAAAATTGTTGATAGCTTATATACCATCAATTTTGAAGATATGACATTCATAAAATGTTCAGGTAAGCATGCTTTTTTAAGTGAGAGTGGTTTTATACAAGCTAACGCTTTGACTACAAATAACACCTTAACAGGCAAAAAAATAACCAACATTTTGGCAAATTTTGGCCAATTTGAAGTATATGACCCTGTTGGTGTTGAAGAACATTCGACATATTTTTCGAATGGCATAATTTCACACAATACAGAATTTATTGGTTCTTCTGCAACACTTATTTCTGGTTCTAAGTTGCGATCATTGGCATTCCATGATCCTGTGGCACAAGAAGATGATTGCCATTTAGATATCTACGAATATCCAAAAGAAGGCAGATTGTATATTGCTACAGTGGATTGTTCGGAGGGAGTAGGTTTAGATTATCATACAATTAATATAATTGATGTTACTCAAACTCCTTATAGGCAGGTTGCTAAATATAGAAATAACAAGTTGCCGTTATTGTTCTTTCCAACAGTTGTTTATAGCATCTGTAAAAGATACAATCAGGCATTTGTATTAATTGAAACAAACAATGTTGGCCAACAAGTGGTTGATATTTTACACTATGACTTAGAATATGAAAATATTTATAAAATTGATCATCATCATATCAAAGGCCAAAGTATTTCAGGTGGTTTTAAAAGGCAATCAAATTTTGGTATTAAAACTACAAGAACAGTTAAAAAAATTGGTTGTGCTAACTTAAAGACGCTAGTAGAATCAGATAAGTTAATTGTCAATGATTTCGACACAATTGCTGAAATGAATACCTTTGTTCGTGTTCGTAATAGCTACGCAGCTGAAGAAGGTAATAATGATGATTTAGTAATGGGTCTTGTATTGTTTGGATGGTTAACAGCTCAATCATACTTTAAAGATTCTACTAACATCGACATACGAAAAGTATTATTACAAGAAAATAACATGTATGCCGAAGAAGATTTGGCGCCTGTTGGGTTTATTGATGATGGCCAAAAAGAAGAAGTTTCAGTAGATTCTGGTGATGTATGGACAGAAAAAGGTTACTTGTTCTCAACTTTATAAAAAACTAAATAGACAATAAAAGGAAATTGACCCGATAACAAAAGGAGAAATCCATGGCATTTCAACTATCCGCTGGGGTAAATGTATCAGAAATCGACCTGACCACAGTTGTCCCCTCAGTTGCCACTTCAACTGGCGCTTTTGCCGGACCGTTTGCTTGGGGACCTGCGAATACTATCATTACCATATCTGATGAGACTCGCCTTGTTGATAAATTTGGTAATCCAGATGATAGTAATTATGAATACTGGTTCTCAGCCTCTAACTTTCTAGCATATTCTAATAATCTAAAAGTGGTTCGTGCAATTAATGTTGCACAATCTCGAAACGCTACATCCAATACTAATAATGTGGTGTTAATCACTAATGAAGATTCATATGAATCTAGTTTTTCATCAGGTTCTGCTAACGCTTATGGTGTATTTGCCTCTCGTTATGCTGGTTCTTTAGGTAACTCTCTTAAAGTTTCTATGGCAGATGCTAATTCATATAGTAGCTGGACATATGCTTCAGAATTTGATTCTGCACCAGGCACCTCTACATATACTTCTAACCAAGGCGGCTTGCGTGATGAATTGCATATCATTGTTATTGACGAAGATGGCAAGTTTACAGGTACACAAGACACAATTTTAGAAAAATATCAATTTGTATCTAAGGCGTATGACGCTAAAACAGATTCAGGTGATACAAACTATTATAAGAACGTTCTTGCTCAAAAATCAGAACATATTTACTGGATGGATCACCCATATGCAAACGGTGCTAGCAATTGGGGATCTTCTGCTTCAGGTACAACTTTTGCTAATTTAACATCTAACGTTACTGTGTCGATGACGGGTGGTGTTGATGGAACAATTTCAACTGCTAATGTAGTGGTTGCATATGATTTTTATGACAATGCTGAATCAGTAGATATCTCTTTAGTCGTTTCTGGCCCAGCAAATCAAACTCTTGCTGACAGCTTAATTTCAATGGCAAGCACACGCAAAGATTGTTTAGTGTTTTTGTCACCAGAAAAAGCAGATTGCGTAAATAATCCAGGTAATGAAGTTACCGATACAGTTGCATATCGTAATACATTGACATCTTCTTCATATGCTGTTTTAGACAACAACTGGAAGTATCAATACGACAAATACAATGATGAATATCGTTGGATTCCATGTAACGGTGATATTGCTGGTCTCTGTGCTCGCACAGATCTTGAGCGTGATCCATGGTATTCGCCAGGTGGTATGAATCGCGGCGTTTTAAAGAATGTCATTAAGTTAGCATATAATCCAACTAAAACAAATCGTGATGAATTATATACAAAAGGCATTAATCCAATTGTTTCATTTCCAGGCGAGGGTACGGTTCTTTTTGGTGATAAGACGATGTTGAGCAAACCATCTGCATTTGATCGTATCAATGTTCGCCGTTTATTTACTGTACTTGAGAAATCAATTAGCCGTGCAGCTAGATTTTCATTGTTTGAATTTAATGATCAATTTACTCGTGCTCAGTTTATTGCTCTCATAGAACCATTTTTGCGTGATGTGCAAGGTCGCCGTGGTATTATTGACTTTCGTGTTGTTTGTGATGAGACAAATAATACACCAGAAGTTATTGATCGCAACGAATTTGTTGGCGACATTTATATTAAACCTTCTCGTTCAATCAACTTTATTCAACTTAACTTTGTTGCAGTTCGCACAGGTGTTTCGTTTGATGAAGTTGTAGGACAGTTTTAAATAGAAAAACAGGAGAAAATTAAATGGCTTTTTCCGTAAACGAATTTAGAAGTCAAATGATTGGGGACGGAGCTCGTCCAAATCTGTTTGAAGTTTCTATGCCTTTTCCTGTATTTTCTATACCAGGAAATGCACAAACAAAACTAACTTATATGTGTAAGGCTGCACAGTTACCTGGCGCAACGCTAGGTACTGTACCTGTGCAATACTTTGGTCGTGAACTTAAATTTGTAGGCAACAGAACATTTGCTGACTGGACAATCACAGTTATTAACGATGAAGATTTCGTAATTCGCAATGCCTTTGAGCGTTGGATGAACGGCATCAATTCACACAGTTTAAATGTTCGTAATCCAGCTGCATTGTCACCACTTGGTTATACAGTTGATGGCGATGTTACACAGTTTGGTAAGAATGGTAATTCTTTGAAAAAATACAAATTTATTGGGCTATATCCAAGTGATATTACCTCAATTGATGTTGACTGGGGTTCAAATGATACAATTGAGGAGTTCTCAGTTACTTTAACTTATCAATGGTGGGAATCAGTACAAACTGGTGTGGTGTAATAGTAGAGGGAAAATTCCCTCTACTTTTATTTTTATAGAATGAGAGGCACCTAAAATTGCAATAAAACTTTTTGGTTTTACCCTTGGTTCAAAAGATGTTGTTCAGGCTCAACCGCCTGAGCAACCTTCTTTTGCACTTCCAACTCCTGCATTTGATGATGGTGCAGTTACTATTACTCAAAATGCTTATTACGGCACTTATGTTGACTTAGAAGGTGCAGTTCGTAATGAGTTAGAGTTAATTACCCGCTATCGTGAAATGTCTAATCATCCAGAATTAGAGATGGCAATTGATGATATTGTCAATGAGGCTATTACACACGATGATACAGGTAAAACAGTTACCATTGTTTTAGATAAATTAAAACAGCCTGAAACGGTAAAGAAAAAAATTATTGAGGAATTTGAAAACATCCTCAAAATGCTGAATTTCGGTAATCTTGCTGACGATCTTTTCAAACGCTGGTATATTGATGGTCGCATTTATTATCATGCAGTTGTAGATGAAAAACGCCCACAAGAAGGTATTAAAGAGTTACGATATATTGATCCACGCAAAATTCGTAAGGTACGTGAAGTTAAAAAAGAGCGAGACCCAAAAACTGGTGCCGATATTATAAAATCAATTGCTGAATACTATGTGTATTCTGACCGAGGCGCAACAACACAGACCTATGGTGCTTCAGTAAATGCAGGTCTTAGAATTGCACCAGATTCAATTATCAATGTGAACTCTGGTTTGATGGATGCTAAAAACACATTTGTTATTTCATATTTACATAAGGCAATTAAACCTCTTAATCAGTTACGCATGATTGAAGATGCAGTTGTTATCTATCGCCTTTCACGAGCACCAGAACGCCGTATTTTCTACATCGATGTGGGTAACTTACCACGAGGCAAAGCAGAACAGTATCTTAAAGATATCATGATTAAGTATCGTAACAAAATGGTTTACGATGCCAATACAGGTGAATTGCGTGATGATCGCAAACACTTATCGATGCTCGAAGATTTTTGGTTGCCACGCCGTGAGGGCGGTAAAGGCACAGAAATTACCACGTTACCAGCAGGCCAAAATCTTGGTGAGTTAGAAGATGTTAAATACTTTCGTCAGAAGTTATTACAATCTTTAAATGTGCCAATTTCTCGTTTAGAACCACAACAAGGTGGTATGATTGGTCTTGGTCGCACCGCAGAAGTTACTCGTGATGAAGTTAAGTTTTTAAAATTTATCATTCGTTTACGTAATAAGTTTTCACAGATTTTCGATCATGCTTTAGAAAAACAATTGGTTCTTAAAGGTATTTGCACCAAAGAAGAATGGTATCAATTTCGTGATAACATTTATTATAACTACGTAAAAGACAATAACTTTACAGAATTACGTGATTCAGAGTTGTTACAAAGCCGTGTTCAAACATTAGCAATTGTTGATCCATATGTTGGTCGTTACTACTCTGCTAAATGGGTTCGTAAACATATTCTTCAACAAACAGATGAAGAAATTGAAGATATTAATACTCAAATTAAAGAAGAATCAGATGCAGATATTGGTGGTCAAGTGATGCCACAACAATCAGACCAAGTTTCAGCAAATGATTATCCACCTGAAGATAACACAGGTGGAACAAATGAATCTATGACACCAATGTTAGATGCTGAAGTAGAAAAATATTCGTCTATACTAAATAGGCGTTAAACGGAGAATGTAATGGACACACAAACATTTATTAATCAAGTTTCAACTGGCGATGCAGTTGGTGCAAAAGATTTACTTAATAGCCTATTGTCAAACAAGGCTTTTGAAGTTTTAGATGCTAAAAAAATTCAAATGGCTCAGGCAATTTTTTCAGGTGAAGAATTTGAAACACAAGATACAGAACAAACTGGAGCAGAATAATGAAAAAATTACAAGAATTTCTTAATCTTGTGGAAGAAGAAAAGTCAGATTATAAACAGTTTGATATGCTAGTTCGTGCTGGTCTGGCCAATAAAGCGCAGTTAACACGAGTTCATCGTATTTTAGATAAAATGAGTGAAGAGCGTCCACAATTTAATAATGCTGATAAAGAAATTTTACGTAATTTATTTAATCGCATGGTCGATTTAATTAGCAATAATAAACAGATTTTTCAA